ATCAATGAATACGGTGAAGAAAACATTCCTGGTTATTTCCTCAGTGACAACAGTATACAAGGTCAAAACGGCCGAAGAATACGCAAAGGATTTACTACCACAAACAAAAGCAAGATTGTGGCTTGTAACAAGTTCAAGATTCTAGTGGAGTCGGGACGCATGAAATTATACAGTAAACCGTTAATTTCAGAACTCAAAAACTTTGTGGCTCTGGGCAACAGCTATGCAGCCAAACCTGGCGAAACAGACGATTTAGTAATGGGCACACTGCTGGCCACTCGTATGCTGATGCTGTTGCAGACCTATCATCAAGAACTGGATTCACACCTTAAAGATCATGGAGACAATATTATTGAACCCATGCCTTTCATTGCTATGATGCGCTAAATACACTGCTATGACCACAGAACTTAATCTTGAACAAAAACTAGCGGACTTGTTAGACACCCGCGATTTTCACCCTGAAATGCTGGGCAAAGATGGCCGGCCTGCAGATGCAGAAAACGCCAAAACATTCAGCTTTGACTATGTTTCTGGCTCGGGCAAAAATTATGGCACTATGGTAATTGTTCTAGGCAACGACAACGAAATGTATATCATGTACGGCGATAACTTGGGTAAAACCATTGAAGACACTGATGACCGTTCAGAATTTTTTGACTTTCAGCAACAACTCATGGATCTTGCCAATCGTAATCGCTGGAGCGGTACGTTGATGGACATTGGCAAACTAAAACGTGTACAGGCAGGTATTGCTGCCATCAAAGAAGGCCTGTTTGAAGGCTACTACGGCACACGTAAAATAAGTTACACTGGCGAGCCCACTGAGGCTCGCCTCATGATCAAACACAATCGGACCCTAGGCGAAAATGACGCACGATTCCGATATGTTGAAAGCGTTTTTATTGAAACAGCCGACGGCGAACGTTTCAAGTTACCATTTACAAATATGTCAGGTTCTCGGGCCATGCTCGAACATGTTCGTCAAGGTGGCAAGCCCTATGATGTTCGCGGCAATCATATCTGTGAAATAGTCACAGAAATGAAAGTGCTGAGCCGTTTTAATCGTGCTGCTGGCCATCGTGTGATGGAAGGCGTGACTCAACAAATTGTTGAACAAGCACAACACTACTATGCCAAGCTGCGAGAAAGTATAAAACATCTTGGCAACAGCCGCGGTTATAAAACCTATTTTGAAAGCTGGCACCCGCTGGATGTTCAAGAACAAGAAAGCTTGGTAGAAGATATCAAGACCATGTTCATTGAACAAACTCTAGACACACGTATCGAAGCTGCACTACCGTTATTGGCTCGAATACAGCAACAAGGAAATACTATGAAAGAAGCAGACATTTTTGAATCTTGGATGAACCAACTGGTTGAAGGCACGTGGAGCTTGCCTGAAACTCCGGAACAAGTTGCCAAGTTAAAAGAGCTCATGGGCAAAGAACTCATCGTTGGTCCAGATGCTACCAATGCTACTGAACAGTTGTATGATCTAATAGGTGATGATGAGTTGTTTGATCGTCTCGGTGATCTAGCTCAACGTGACCCTAGAGCTAATGCATGGAACGATACAGAAGTCATGAACAGACTGCGTGAGTTGGGTATTGAAACTGAAGGCATTTCGCCTGCTGGCGCCGAAGATACCATGGCTGCTGCACCCGATGCTGCTGCTCCAGCTGCTGCACCTGCCCCTGCACCTGCTCCGCAACAAAGCGTGGCAGAAGACTTTGCTCGTATTCTAAAACTTGCTGGCGTTGTAACTGAAGCTCAAATACTTGACGAAGCAGGAGAAACACTTGGTCACATTTTAGATCGTTTCAAATTTGAAGTAAATCAGTTCCGCAAAGGTGGCGAGTTAGACAGTGACTTGTATGAAGCACTGTTTGACTACTACAGCGATCGCGGAGAAATTCCCTATGGCGTAGCCAAAGCTCGTGACGGCGATCCCTATGAGTGGGTGTCACAGCGTTTAGATCAAGATCTAGGCGGCATGGGCTTTCGTGCACTAGGAGAAGTTGATTTTGACTCTCTAAATCAAATGGCTTCTCATGCAGTTAACGCTTTGGGACATGGTGGCGCAGGCACCGCGGCGGCAGCAACAGGCGCAGCACTTGGCGGGATAGTAGGCAAAGGTATTGAAAAAACTGCTAACTATTTCCAAAAGAAAAAACAAGATAAAGCATACGATAATCTAAAAAAACAAGCAACTAACGAAAGTAGTTGTAACATGACCACAGAAGGTGAATACTGCCCAGAACACGGTCTTGTTGAATGTGGCGGTATGTATGAAATGGGCACAGTAGCAGGCTCCGTAGCACCTGTTATGGGCGAAGGCACAGAAAGAGATAAACACTACTATCTACGCAACGACATCTGGAGAGTCATGGACGGTGACGAAGTAGTTGACGAATACAAACCTGAACGTTACGAAGTTGTTGGCGCTAAAAAGTTGTTGGCCCAATATGATAACGACAATATTGATGTCACGCACGTTATCAGTCCGATGGGAACTGTTACATACTTGTATGGCAAACCTGAAGATGACATTGACGAAGGCATTGTAGGCAACATGTTTAACAAAGCCAAAAGTATGTTTACAAAACCAGCAGCAGCACCAGCCGCTCCAGCAGCACCAGCCGCTCCAGCAGCCCCTGCTCCTGTAGTTCCTGATGCGGCAACACAAGCAAGAATTGCGGCCGCCCCACAGGGCTATGATCCAAACACTGGCAAGCCACTGCCTGTCGCTGTCGCAAAGACTACCATGAAGTTACCTCCGGGTGTTGTGAAAAAAGGTGGCACAATGGATATGACTAAAAAAGTTGTAGCACCGGCGACAAAGCCGGCGGCAGCACCTGCACAAGCGGCTGCACCTGCACCAGGTGGAGTTCAAGGTATCAAGAGCAATGTTGATATTAACACCCTACAAAAATTTAACGGTATAGTTGATGTCCCGCCAAAGATAAAGCCACAAATCAAAGATGCCAAGGGCAGAACTTGGACAAAGTTAACCGGTGGTTGGACGCAGGATGGTTCGGACCGAACTATTGATCGCCAAGACAGCACATATCAATCATTTGATGATGCATGGCGTGTGGCCAACGGAGCACAGCCAGGTAATGTAGGTGTTCCAGGAGCACAACAACCAGCAGTAGCCGAAAGCAAAGACGATGCATTGCTAGCTAGAATAAAAAGTCTGGCCTTGATAAAATGATTTAAATATGGGCATGCTAAACTTTAGTAATGCCCAACAAATCCTTCCCACAGTCTGGCGCTTGCCAGACTTTTTCTTGGACTTTGGTTCTGTGCAACGCAGTTATCGAGGACCAGAGCAAAAATGGACAACACAGTATCCCAATAGATTGTTAACACCCTGGGGGTCTAATACTGCATTAGAGTCTGCGTTATCACAAGCACCTGCCTTGATCAAGCAGTTGACCAATCATTCTGTGCAACCACAAGTGATCTATTCAAGTGTTGATCTATCAGGCAGCAAGATTATGATGCATAGACTGCATCCAGATATCAAATGTTTTATTCAAGTGTACATGGGTGAAGAACCTGCTCCAGAAATGAGCAGTGTGTTTTGCAACAACCTGACTGTGAACGCAGAGCACCCTGCTGACTACGCAGACATTTCTGAATTCCGGCCTGAAGATTTGGTCAAAATAAAATACCGCCCCAACGAAGCTTGGTTAATGATCAATCAACCTAGATGCTTCTTTGGAACAGCACATGCTGTGGCACCCAATGCAGTGCGTGAAACTGTGAACTTACACTTTGGCGCGGAACTGCCAGCAAGCACTTAATCGTGTGCCAGTAATGGTATCTACATGATGTTCTTTGCGGTCAGAGTTTAGATTGATATAGCCTGTGTTGGGCACAAAATCAATCCTTGTGCGCGGTGTACTGTGTGTGAACTCAGTACCGTGTACATCACCATGCGTCCACAGATACACTTGATAGGTCACTGCCAATAGTTCAGCATCATTGTGGTAAGGACAATGCCATCCACTAAGATCCAGCCACATTTTGCATTCTGCAGGCATGAGCTTGATGCCAGTGATCTTTTCCAATTCAGACATGATTGCAGGAGCCATGCCCTGAAGTTGTTGTAGGGTAGGGCTGTCAGGAGTCAACTGCAAGCGATACTCTAGACAGTCAGCGTGTCGGTGCCATGAGTCTGCATGATTCAAATGCGTAGAGGCCAACTGCTGAAACGTGTCTTCGGCAAAGCAGTTTTTCACACTCCATAGGTTACTGGCAACAGAGGTGACTTCGGAGTTGGTATCGTAGATATGGTGAATAGTCATAATAGTATTTACTGGTAAATCTCTGAATTTTTTATATTTTTGTTTGTTCTAGAGCAAAAGGAGCGTGAATAAATTGTTGAATGTTCTTGAGTTGTTGTTTAGGCAAAGCCAACATCATTTGATGGTTGTGCTCTAGTACTTCTTTGAAATGATTGTATACCCGACGAGGCCCATCTGTGTGCTGTAGTTTTACTATTTGTTGCCAGGCCATGGCATAGCGTTTGGAATCGTCGGGCTCATCATCGTAACTTTCGTCAATGATGTCTCCGTGAAATGTGTAAAAACCTAGCTTGCGTAGCCTACGCAAAAGACCACAACCCCCGAACATAATAAAGATACGTTTTGCAAACAAACACTTGGCTGTTTTTTCAGACAAGAAAGTTACATTACCAAAATCCGCAGTTTCACAAACAACACTGTACCAGCTGGATTGATACACTCCCCAGGGTACAATGCAACTCATTGATACATTGTCCCCGGGCACACCAAATCCTGGTCGATGTACAAGATTTACACTGTATTGTGCTCTTGTATCAAGGTTTTTGGTTTGCTCTTTGAATTTAGCAACCACAGGTTCTTCTAGATTTGCCAGTGCAGGACTTTGGAAACGCTGAATAAGTCCGTGTGTTTTGAATCCTTGTGAGTCAACTGTTTGCAATCTGCCAACATTGTCACCGTGTGGACTGGGTTGCAAATTGATCAAACATTGATCCATGAAGTCAGATTCTAACAATCGATACATCAAATACAACCGACTGGTCTTTACTGTGCCCATCAAGATATCAAACATGTATTTCCTAAATGGCACAGTGACTTCGGTTATGTCTTTGTATTGGTTAGCTGTGGCAACCATGCTGAAGAAACTCAATTGATCTGTGTAAAAACGATCTGGCGGCGGATCAGTGTAAGGCATGTGGCTGGCAAACACACATTTGATCTTGTCATGGTGCACTGCATAGTTGATATCCCCATAAATGCGAGGCCACCAATTTTGCAATGGTTCTGTGCTGTAGGTAATAACAATGTCAGCCCAGTTTAGTGCTGTGTTCACAATCTCATTTGGGTAGTCTTCGATGGGACCAGAGTCAGATACCTGTCCAGATGCAAGATGTCGTCTAACATGTTCGTAAAACAAGATAGCGACCTTTTTTCGTTTGTCGTTACCAAAGTCAATCTCGCCTGGTCCAGGCGGTCGCACACCGCGATAGATTTCTGCGTTTGGAAAGAACTCCACACCTTGCGACAATGCATAGGCATACTCCCACCAGGTATGCGGGTCCCACACAAACCATTTGGTCAAGTTTTTAAATTCAGGGTTGCTGGTCCACACACAGTCATGTGTGTCGTAGACATAAAAAACGTTGTTGTCCATTGCAGTACTTATTGAACAAAAACTTTACCTTTTGTATTGTGATACTAAATACATTCGCGTACAATACAACTTGTATGCACAGGCAACTACAATCTAAATTTTTAGATAGGCATATACATAGGCAACTTTAATAGGAGAAACAACTATGGCATCACTAGCAGAAATTCGCGCAAGACTACAGGCAGCAGAAAACAAAGGTGGGCAATCCACCGGAGGCGGCGACCGATCAATTTACCCCCACTGGAATATGGAAGAAGGACAAAGTGCTTCCTTGCGTTTCCTACCAGATGGTAATAGCAAAAACACTTTCTTTTGGGCAGAACGAGCAATGATTCGACTGCCATTCAACGGAGTCAAAGGAGAGATGGACTCCAAGCAAGTTATGGTACAAGTACCTTGCGTTGAGATGTGGGGCGAAGCTTGTCCAATCTTGGCCGAAGTACGCACCTGGTTCAAGGACAAGAGTCTCGAAGACATGGGTCGCAAGTATTGGAAAAAGCGCAGTTACATCATGCAGGGCTTTGTGCGTGAGAACCCCATTGGTGACGACAAGACACCAGAAAACCCAATCCGCAAGTTCATCATTGGACCACAGTTGTTTACCTTGATCAAAGGTGCGCTGATGGATCCTGAACTGGAAGAATTGCCAACAGACACACTGCGTGGCTTGGACTTCCGTATTGCCAAGACCAGCAAAGGTGGTTATGCAGACTACAACACTTCAAAGTGGGCACGTAAGGAATCAGCCCTGACCGAAGCTGAACAAGCCGCAGTGGACGCACATGGTTTGTTTGATTTGAGCACATTCTTGCCCAAGAAGCCAACTGACGTTGAGCTCAAAGTTATGAAAGAAATGTTTGAAGCAAGTGTAGATGGTCAGCCGTACGACACAGAGCGTTGGGGGCAGTACTTCCGTCCAGCAGGTGTTAATGCACCAGCAGGTGGCAACAGTGGTGTTACCGAAGACGATGTAGTGGCTGCAAGTGCTCCTGTAGCAAAGACAGCTCCGGCACCTGCTCCAGCAGCCACATCACCATTTGACGATGAAGACGATGTGCCAGCGGCATCAGCACCAGTTGCTAAACCAGCGGCTACAGGTCAAAATGCACAAGACATCTTGGCTATGATCCGTGCTCGTCAAAACAAATAATTGACACTACACATCACGCAAGAGGCGTTACGCCTCTTGCGTTTCTTTTTATACATAGGTGATATATGGGAAAACCATTTGACGTAAGCAAGTTCCGCAAGGAAATTACAAAAAGCATTGACGGCCTTAGTATTGGCTTCAATGATCCCACCGACTGGATCTCCACAGGCAACTATGCCCTGAACTACCTGATCTCTGGTGACTTCAATCGCGGTATTCCGCTGGGCAAGGTCACTGTGTTTGCTGGTGACTCGGGTGCAGGCAAAAGCTACATCTGCTCAGGCAACATTGTTAAACACGCACAAGAGCAAGGTATTTTTGTGGTGTTGATCGACAGTGAGAACGCACTGGATGAGGACTGGCTCAAAGCACTTGGGGTTGACACTGGTCCAGACAAACTGCTTAAACTGAGCATGGCCATGATTGATGACGTGGCCAAAACAATTTCAACATTCATGAGTGACTACAAAGCTCTGCCCGATGGCGAACGCCCTAAGGTCATGTTTGTGATTGACTCATTGGGCATGTTGCTAACACCCACAGACGTTAACCAATTTGACGCAGGTGAAATGAAAGGTGACTTGGGCCGTAAACCCAAAGCACTCACAGCACTGGTTCGTAACTGTGTCAACATGTTTGGTAGTTACAATGTTGGACTGGTTTGTACCAATCACACATATGCAAGCCAGGACATGTTTGATCCAGATGACAAGATCTCTGGAGGCCAAGGCTTTATCTATGCATCAAGCATTGTGGTTGCCATGAAGAAGATGAAGCTCAAAGAAGATGAAGACGGCAACAAAGTAAGCGAAGTAAACGGCATTCGTGCTGGCTGTAAAGTTATGAAAACACGCTATGCCAAACCCTTTGAAGGTGTGCAAGTCAAGATTCCTTACACAACAGGCATGAGTCCATACTCAGGTCTTACTGACCTGATTGAGAAAAAAGGCCTGCTCAAGAAAGAAGGCAACAGTCTTGTGTTTACCACAAGTGCTGGAGAGATCATCAAGAAGTTCCGCAAAGGATGGGAACGCAACGATGACTCGTGCTTGGATGTTGTGATGAAAGACTTTGGTAATCTGAAGGCAGAGGTAAGTATCATCGAAGCTGACAACGAGGAGGTTTAATGCATTCACATATTGCTAACGAAATTTGGGGTGAACTAAAACGCTACGTTAACACCGTTGATAGAACAGAAGCCGCAGAAACGTTGGTGTCGATTCTTATTGACAACGACGAAGATCCTGAAGACATTCGGGATGTCTTCAAACACGATTCGGATATTAAACGTGCTCTCACTAGTTACCTTGACAACGACAAGGACTACGAACAAGAAGAAGAGTATGACGAAGACAGTGAGTATAATGACAACGAAGAATGGGAATAACAGCGTTTTTCCCATTTACAATGCATCTGCATGTGTGTTTAAATGGGGCTGGAATACTCTAAGACTTTACAATGGCAAATCGTCAAGTTGTCATAGAGTAACTCCTGTTGAAGTAACCCCAGAAACTTTTGATTCATTTCACAATACTCCTGAAGTTCTTGATGATCGGCGTCGCATGCTGCAAGGCCAATGGCCCGTATCAGGACGAGGCTGTGAATACTGTCGAGACATAGAGCAAGCAGGTGGCATCAGTGACCGCTTGCACCACAATCAAATTTTAGGATTGACCCCTGTTGATTTTGCCACAGATAATCTAAATGTTACACCTCGCATTAGCGAAATTTATCTAAACAATACCTGCGATCTAGCATGCGTGTATTGTTTGCCAGTGTTTAGTTCCAAGGTAAACCAAGAACTCAAAAAGTTTGGACCATACCCATTGGGTATAGAATCTGTGAACAAATCCCCAGATCGTGACCGGCTTTTTTCACTATATCTCAATTGGTTAAAAAACAATGGATCAAAGCTATCAAGACTCAGTATCCTGGGCGGCGAACCTTTGTTGCAAAATGAACTCTGGCAAATCCTGGAGATCTTGTACAGCCTCGACAATAAAAATCTTGAGCTGGCAATAAACACCAATCTCAACTGTAATGCAGAAACTCTGCAACGGTTTATTGACATTGGTCGAGATCTCACAGTTAAAAGAAAAATCAAACAAGTTCATGTGTGTGCCAGTTTAGACTGCTGGGGCGATCAAGCAGAGTTTGTTCGTTATGGGTTGAATTTACAAAATTGGCAGCGTAACTTTGAATCTTTGATGCAGCATCGTTGGATGGCACTGTCAGTACATCAAGTAATAACCTCATTGACAATGAAAACTGCCATTGATCTGCAACAAAGAATTGCAGAGTATAAAAAAACCAATCCTAAAATTCTGCAGGATTATCACTTGGTCGACAGCGGACTTGAGAAAATATATCATCCTCAAATTTTTGGCGGTGACTTTTTTCAATATCAGTTTGATCAACTGATAACTGAATTTCCAATTACTACAGACTGGGACATTGAGTCTCGAAAACGTCTGGAAGGTATTGCAGGCCTTACGGCCACTGGTACTGTTGAAATTGATCGATTGCACATGTTAAAACAAACATTAGACACAATTGATCAACGGCGCGGCACTGATTGGCAAAAACTTTGGCCAGAAATAAGCCAATATTTTATTGAGAACAACATATAATGTGGTACAGTCGTGTAGTTGCTGATCTTGGAGTTATTCCTGATTTTATAGCTCATTATGAACGCGAGCTTGACGAAGCCAAAAAAGACTGTAGAGTCTCAGGTGTGATTGAACACCGCATCAAAGAGTTGCCCGGCATTACTGAACAAAGATTCAACCAGCTGCAAGAAATTGAAGCTGTGTTGAACTATCTCAACATACAGTTGCGCAAGATTCGACGCCGGCATTTTCAAAAGTATCTAGAAGGCTATGCTCGCGCATTGACCAGTCGAGATGCTGAAAAGTATGTAGACGGCGAAGACGAAGTCATAGATTATGAGACCATCATCAACGAAGTTGCGTACCTGCGTAATCGTTGGTTGGGTATCATGAAAGGTCTTGACACCAAGCAGTGGCAAATGGGACACATTGTTCGTTTGCGCAGTGCTGGCATGGAAGATATTACAGTGTGAGTGGGCATGTTCTGTAAATACCAGT